ATCTGGTTCTTTCTTGCGCTCTTTCATACTCTTGCCAATTATAGATGTTTAACTCTCTCATTTTCAAGAAATCAGCCAAAGTCATATCCTCTGGTATACCATTGTTATTATTCATTATTTGAATGTATGCTTCTTTCATTCTTCCCATGTTCTTTAAACATTTTAGTTAACTCTTCTTTTGTCATTTTACTTGGAAGTTTTTCTAATATTCTCCAATCAAAGTTACCTGTTATGATAACCTTGGTTTCCTCTTCACCAAGATGTTTTATCTCAATATTATACTTACCATCATCAATTTTTTCATTTTTTAATGCTTCATGTATTATATTTACTTGAGAAAGATATCCTTTATCCTTTATCTTCCACCAAAATTCATGTTGTTTAAGTCCATGAATAACAGATGAATGGTCTTTTCCAAAAAACTTACCAGTCATACTAGTTGTAAGATATCTCCTCCTTGTTAAAACATTATATAAATAGTATCTTTTATATACTGTTCCTCTTTCCCTTGTAGTAGATGTAAGATTAAACTCTTCAATGATATCTACAATATCTTTATTAGCAACTTTATAAAGTGCCAACACATCATCTCCCATAAATTTTAAATTAGTTCTAAGTCAGCTTCTTTAACTGTTTCTTTTGTTTCTTCAAGTGCCTGTGATAGTAAGTCAATAGGTAAGAATCTTTCTGCATCATATAGCTCATAAGGAAAAGATTCAGCTGATAGCTTAACTTCCTTTAATAATACTCCAAATTTATTGTCCTGTAATCCCATTCTAACAACTCTGGTAATAGTATATACTTCACCTTCTATAACCCATTCACTCTCAGGCACTTTACTTGGTCTATTTGAAGCATCAATACATATTGCTCTCATATTGTTCTACTGTTGTTTTGAGATCTAAGTTACGCAAACTCTCTGAAATTTCCAACATGGTAAGAAAATCTCCATGTTTTACTGTGCACTTTCCCATCTCATGTACAAGCAAAGCACACTGCTCTGCCTGTGTTGGATGGTGTTCACAAAATCTTATAAGACAAGCCATTACATATCCAAATGTGTTCTGGTCATCATTATGTAGAATAATCTTATGTGTTACATTTTCTTCCATATAATAATATAGTAATTATACTGGTTGTAAATTATAGTTCCGCCATGCTATCTTGCTCTGGTCAAAATCTTCTAGAGCATCTTTAACCCATTTCTCATCTACAGTTCCTATATAGCATAGTATGTGAACAATAGCCTTATCATCTGGATTTAAGCGCAAAAGTCTTCCTATTCTTTGACTAGCCTTACGCTCATTCCCATATGCATGCATAATAATGCCTTGTTTTAAACCTGGTATGTTTACACCTTCATTTAATTGCAATACACATGAGAGCTTTGTAATATTACCAGCCTTAAATTCTTGCAAATTTGTTTCAGAATCAGGATTATTACTATGATAACTATGTGTACACATTCTATCAGCTTGATCTTGAGTATTAGCAAATACAATACACTTGCTTGTTATACTGTTTAACAAGACTTTTGCATATTTCTCTTTGCTTGGATACTCCATCATTGCTTTCATTCTCATTACTCTAAGTATGTGAGGTTGCCCTGATGCTGTATCAATCCTTGTACCCCAATAACCATAGTTTTGCAACTCAGATGTAAGGAAACTTCCTTTCTGTGTTGAGACTTTATAGTTTTTTGTAGTATCAAGATTAATCTCATGCACAATTACTTGATAATCATTAATAATACCCGATTCTATTGCATCATCTGCCTTAAATGTAAAAGCAACTGGACAATATTCAGATACTATTCTACCTTTCTCAGAGTTTTTATGTTTAGGTGGAGTGCCGGTTAAACCCAGCACTCTTCCTGTAAAACTATTTAGAAATGGTCTATGACTATCTAATAAACTATGTACTTCATCAAAATAAACTGCATCAAAGTCATTAGGATTATGTTTATTTAAGCTGAGATAAGTAGAGAAAGTAGCATTTTCTAATACTTTACTTAATCCAAATTTCTCAGCTTCATATCTCCATGAACTAATGATAGACAGTTTGGGAGCAACAATCAGAATACTTTGCAATGGAGAGTAATGTTTCTCCATATGCTTTAAGCCCACAAGAGTTTTACCTACACCTGTACCCAGTACAATAGTGCATTTCTGTTTACCCTCAGTAGCTTTTAAAGCTTCATCTTGTATTTCCTGTCTTTCCATTATTTTGGTAAATTAAAGATTTTAGTTCTGATGTATGTACCAGTAGAATCTCCATCAGTTAGTAGTTTAACTGTCTTCATATGTTTCTCAATATTAGACATAACTTTTGTGTGGTTATATGTTCCATATGCCTGCAAGAATGCTGCAAGAAACTGAAACTTAACACTTCTGTCTGACATACCAATCTTTAAGAAGATATCATTAAATGCTTTACACATTTCTTCTGCTTTTGGATTAGTAATTTGGAAATTACCAGTTTTAATAGTAGAAGTAGTATACTTAATTCCTGCATTGTTAACACCAATTGCAGCTAACATAGTTATTTCTATATCATACATGTTTTTCCATTTGAATAACTTCATATAATCTGGGCGGATCATTTTCCATGCATTGATGTAATTTATCATATCCCAAGACTTGCTTGAGTTATTTAAACAAGCCATTTTTGCAATTAAATCTTCTTCAGATTCAACAGCAATATCAATATGTGGTATTGGCAAACCTTCTCTTTCTAGTGCTGTAGCAAGATGCTGACCATCAATAATATAAGTTTTTACTTCTCCTTCAATAACATTAGTAGTAGCTGTTACAACTGGTCTTACTACTCCCATTAATCTAATAGATGAAATCATCTTTTGTACATGTTTGCTATCAATTCCCCTATTCATAGGAAGTGTTGCAAACTTTGAATAATCATTAGTTAATTTTACTTTTAGTTCTTTTCCAATCAAATTCATAATCATATTTTTTAAATTATTTTAAATAGCCAAGAGCCCTAGACTCTTTTGGATGTGCATGAACCCAGTCATGACAATTTCTACAAACGGCAAGCCATGTGGACTGTACCAAATAAAAAGCATCTCTATTAGCACCAGCATATGTATGATGTACATCTGTGGCATTAATACTACAATCTTTCACTGCTATCTGACATAGACTGAAATCTGTAAGATATCTTTGTCTAAGTTTAAGATACTCTGCATCTTTCTTCTTTCGCTTAGAAGAAACCTGGGGAATTTTATAGTCAGTTGGTTTCTGTACACTGTCACTATCAATGGCTTTTTGGCAACTCCAACAATATTTACAGTATTTAAATCCCCCATGGTTCTTCCATATAACGGTTTCTTTTCCACAACCGTCACATTCTTTAAGCTTTTGCTTCATTCTTTAGTCTTGGTAAAGTGACCGGTGCTTCCTGTAAACTTAAAAAGTTTTTAGGAAGTATACCTTCAGACATAAAGATACTGATAATATCACTCTTTCCAATGTTTAAATCTTTAAAAGTTAAAGTATTAGTATACTTCTCATCTACTTCAGAATAAGTTACCATAGCTTCTGTCCATGGACTTTTGGGAAATAAAGTTTGGAATATATAATTGCTGTATTGATTAGTAACTTGCTGTTTAAAAACATTAAGTACTTTCTGAGCACGCTTATATACATTTAGTATTCTTTGTTTCTTTTTGCTACACATTGTGTCTAGCTCTTCTTTTGTCAGCGCATTTAGGCCATACAATGCTCTTTTATACAGATAGTTTTGGTATTGAGAATACCCATCTGATTCATACTGCATATATGTTTTACCACTTTGCAACTGATAATTTCTAATTTCCTGCTTTAATTTTTCCATTTTATACATTTTTTTCATAAATTAATAATCATACAAATAAAAGGGGGCAGTTGCCCGCCCCCATTTACCTAATCAACTTTATATCTTATAGATTAAAGTCTTGTCCTGCTGCATTTTTCAATGCTTCAGTATTTGCTCTTTGAGAATTTGCATAAGCTGCACGTAATTCTTCAACATTATCATGTTTAATAAGCATATCTTGCATACTACCATCTAAAGAAAATTTAGTTCTTCTGTAGATAGGTAATCCACCATATGTACACACAATACCAGTTTCACCTGCTACTTTCAAATCACGCTCTGGTGTTTTCTTGTTAAATGGCTCAAGTGATTCTTCAACCACAATTTTACCATCTAATTGCTGGCCTGCAAAGAAACCTGAAGCTTGTAAATCTGATAATAATCCAGGTACAATAGCAGATACTGATTTTCTTTTCAAGAAACCATTATCATCAATCATTGTTCTAATTTGTTCTACACGTAGATATCCCCATTCTGGATTTTCAGATACATTTACTACAGAATTTGTTGTTGCATCAGCTGTTACGATTACTTTAGAGTTCATCTTTCTTAATTTTAAGAGTTAATAAATAAATAAATAGATTGTTTGAGTGTAAATTTTACTATACCATTAGTTACTCAAGCTAAGTGATAAGTGTTTAGTATTGCATATCGCGATTAGCAATACTAGTTATCCATTGGATCCTCTAAGTCAATGATATCATCAAATGGTAAATCATCTGATGGTATATCATTAAGGTCATAATCTTCAAGTGGAAGAAAATCTGTATCAATATACTTTTCTCTGGTGTTTTTCTCAACAGCAGAACCGGTAAAAGGGTCTAAGATATGTTCACCATAATCTATAGACATTAAGAACTGTATATCAAGATCTGTAAGTTCTAGATATTCCTCTATGCTTAGATGCACAACCTTCCCGTTTGGTAACTGATATAACATTATTTATTCTGTAGTAAAAATACGTGATAAAATCAAGTATAATTGCTTGTGCAAAATAAAATAATGTAGTATATAGCTAACAATAAAAGGGGGCACTTCTACCCCCTATTATTTGGTCAGGAAAAGCATATTCGCAGGAATACACTGTCTTAAGTATCTAGTCATTGTTTTTTCTATAGTCTAATATTTTGTTATATAGACCATCATTGAAATGTGTAAACCATTTTTTATTAGTAATTCTATTAATAGCTCTAGGTTTTTCATTTTTTGATATGTTAATAGTATATTTTATACCCTGTTTAACCAATTGGTTATATTCATCTTTAACTGAAACAGCAAAGTTAAATCCCATAACAGATGTTATAAGTTTCTCATTGTAATCCATATAAGTGATTTTAGTTAATAAATAGTGATCCTGTTTGGATTCGAACCAAAGACCTACTGCTTAGAAGGCAGTTGCTCTATCCAACTGAGCTACAGAACCAAGAGTATTACTTTTTGAGCTCTAATGTCTCATCATACTCAAAAGTTCCGGACTTAATATATTCCAGTATCTCAGCTTTATAGGCATAGTCTACAACTTTGCCATCTTTAAAGAATAGAGCATACTGTTTATGTCCGTCCATTGTTTGTTGGTATTTGACAGTTCCTGTCATTAAGTACCATAAAAATACTATTTTCATTTAGATAATATTAATCCGTAAATAACAAATGATACAGATGCAAATAAAAACAATGCAAGACCCCATTTGAAACCTAAGAAAATTTTCTCTTCTTCTATTTCTCTGTCTAGTATGTCTATATCCCATATTAGATCACTTACTCTAATTATAACCACATCAGGATCTGCTCCGGACTGGTATGCAGCAATAATGAGGGACTGTATGTCCCTCTTTTGCTCTTCTAGTTTTCTTAATTTTCTGTAAATCATTTGCTTACAGTTTTAGTTTCCACTTGCTTTGTCTGACCATAAGCGTCACAGTGGTGACCGCTGGCACAACTAACAAAAGTTGCTAGTACACCAATAAATACAAACCATAATACTACAATTGCAATTGTTTTCATAATCATAAATTTTAAAAAGGTAAATCTAAATCAACAGGCTGGATATAATTTTCCATACCTAATACACTATCTAATAGTGCTTGTTTCTGACATGCAAGTTTATGCATCTTAGCATTAACTTGATATATTTTGAGTTTTTCAAACCATATCATGTACTTTTCACTTCCTGTTTTATTCCAACCTACAACACCTTCTATTCTATAGAGGTATGGATTCTTTCTGCTATTGCAGTACATGACATTGAAATCATATTCTTTCCTGATTTCAGCAGCATCTTCAGGTGTAAGGTTCATGTTAAGTTTAATCAGAGTGTGACTACCAAATGAATGGTAACCAAAAGGGACAGTTTTATTCATAAGTTTATTTTTAAATTGTTAATCATAATATAAAATCATAGTCACCCAGTGACAAGAATATATAGCTAAAGTCAAATTCAAATACTAAGTCAAAGGCCTTCTCTTCTTCAAAGGCAAATACAAATACTAAGTCTCAATGTTAGCCAATTGCATATAATGCATAACCTGTCTAACGTGGGAGTTCTATCTCAGTTTTTATAGTTTGAAGAGAAGCGGTAATTATTAGTAATTTTAATTTTATAAGTGGTATCACCACAAACTTTATTAAAAAAATTCTTGTCACTAGATATAAAGAGTAGAGGAATCAGCTTGTGCCTATCCCCTACTCACCTAGTATCAGTACACTATTTTTCAGGTGTCATGAACAAGTCAATAACTTTCTGAAATCTAGGATCAACATTGATTCTCAATGCTGCAGCAGCTTTAACATCCAACTCTCGTTGAGCATTAAATTCCATAGTAAGTCTAAGCAACTCACCCTTGTATGCATCCATAGCAAGTCTATATTCTCTGTTAAGAGTTTCTTCAAGACTTAAGAAAGCAGCAGCCATGTCTGCATTCTCACGCTGGATCCGTGCATTCTCATCACTAACCAAGTTTTTAACCTTAGCTTTGAAATAGTTTACACGTTGTTCATACTGACGGTGTTGCTCAGCAATATCCTCATGGATTTCTAATAAATCCTGAGAATTATGATGCTTAGTAATCTTAACCGGAGTCTTCTTACCATCCTCTACATTGAACCATTCAATGCTAGGCATGTTAGATAACTCTTTTCTAAGACTAGACAACTTACCATTCTTATGGATAAATTGACCCAAGTGAGCTGCCATAGCTTCTGCTTGCAAATATTCTGAGTATTCTGCATCAGTAAGCTTAGACCATCCCCATGATTCATCCACAGTATGAATAACATCATAGTCAGGTGCATACTCTCTCTGTGGTTCCACAAGATGAGAGAAATCAGGACGTGTGTTCTGTATTCTCTCTATCTCAGCATCTTTACCCTTGATAGCTTCCATAAGGAATGCTTGGCAAGCATGGAGATCACCCTTGAACTTTAATTTCTCAAGGATATTATCCGGAATCACAGATGGCTCTTGCATCACATAAGACTGCTTGTCTATAACAATAGATTTACTGCAGTTGTTGTAAGATTCCAACTCACGCTGAATCTCTAAAGCATTTTGATTGCACAAGTTACTAATTGATTGTGCTTGGGACATGCTTAAACCCTTGGTAGATAAATTTCTCATTGTTTTTGTTTTTGAGAGTTAATAAATAAATTGATTTTTAAGTTGATAAAGTGAGTAGTTTAATATCATACTCAGGATAAATTTACTTGGAATATTATCTATCTTCTTCAGTAAATCCTGCTGAATCAGTTTCAGGTCCATTATCAATGATAGCTTCATTAATAATTTTACCATCAACTAATCTAGAGATAGAACAAAATTCTACATCATCATTATTTGATAAATGTTGTAGTAATTCTGCATATTCAGATTCTGTTTCTAATGAACCACATTGAGTAACAGTAGTATGGTATAATTTTAATTTATAAGCACCATAAGGATTTTTGATTTCAGATATTTCCCAATCTTGTTGTGTTAACTCAGATAATTTCTTGTCTCTGTTAACAATAGTAGCTGAATAATGATAACCACAATTACTGCAGTTAATATATTCTTCACCTGTCTTGTAATAGAAGTCACTATATGCTTCTTGTTTGCAGTTAGGACATTCAATGTAATCAATTACGCTTGCCATAATTTTAGTTTTAAGTTTAGTTTTAAGTTGATTAATAAAGTTTCTATAAGTTGTTTACCCCTCTGCACTCAGTTATAATATCCAATTACATCAATTAGTAATACTCAAAAGTATTATCTATATCAGATTTCTGGCTTATTACAACTGTCTAGCCTTGGGAAGTAGAAATGGTACATTACAAAGGCTTTAGACTAGTTAGGTCTCACTTACTTACCTTATTTCGAGGTAGCCTTATAAGCAAAGTTGTACTGTCCCCGTTACAGTTCTTTTGCAAGAGAACTGACAAGATGACTATTCTTGTAGGAGCTTGGGCAACACGTATTTTAATTTGTACTCTCACAAGGTTGCAATCCTTGGTCATCGGTTTGTATTATCAGGAATCTAAACCCAATACCTAAGTATTATTAGTTTATCTATCTGTCTGTACCTGCTTGGATGAGAGTATATAAAGAGCAGTTTTATATCATGCTTAGGATAGTTGGTTATCCCAACTGCTCAACAGCAATCGGGATGCCTTGCTTGTCTAATACTCTTTTAACAGTTTTACCATTAGAGTATTTAACATACTGTACAAGGTGTAAGTTACCTTGAAACATCTGAATCATAGTTTTAAAAATCATAGTAAATAGATTTAAGAATTAATAAATAAGTATATGATGAGTTGTTATTTTAAAACAAGAGTAGTTTAATATCATACTCAGGATATGTAGCCATGCCTACCTGTTATACATGGAAGCAGAAATCTTACTGCATATCTGATTCGGTTTCCGTATGTGGTCAATCAGCTAACCATAGGACATTAGTCCCGTAAATAAATAGACTACCCTGCAAGAGAGTAGTCTTGTTCCATAACTACCACTAATCCAACTGCCGGATGGTGGTATCTATACACTTCCCGGAATCCCTCTTTAGTCTTTTCTTCTACAAGAGAACATAGAGGTTTATCTATAGAGAGACAATAGTCTTCTGTAAGGGTAATAGTATCTAACATATATATAGTTTTAGTTGGTTACTTAATAAATAGTTAGCTATATATATTTTTTATTTAATATAAATATTAAATCTAAATAATACATAGTAACTATAGTAGATAGATAGAAGAGGTGTTTAATTATCAGTTAGTTACATACACTTAATTAAACTAAAGTATACGCGCGCGTAGATAGTTATCACAGGAAAAAATATAAAAATATAGTCTTTCAAGTGTCAATAACTATTAACTATTAACTAATTCACATAATCCTATGACCCAACCGCACTCTTATCTTTTTTAAATTTAGGGTTAGAAAAAAATGGGAGAAAGAAAAAAAAGAGAGAGTCATAAACTCTCTCTTATTTTTTGCTATTCTTAAGAACCTACTGGATTCTTAAGATTAGCCTTTGCTTTTGGTGCAGACTCCTGTGGAGTCTCAGCATCAAATGCAGATGCCGCGGCAGAGGAAATGCCACTGCCCATTAGTTGACGAGCCTGTAGCTCCGCTACCTTGTCAGCTAATCTGGCAGAGCCTTTGCTCTCCGCAGTTTCAATAGATCCTGCAGCAGCAGTGATCTCATTGAAATCTACAAAATAACCAATACCATCGGTGAAGGTTATATTGTAGAGCCTTCCTTGGTCAAGCGGGCAAACCGCGAAGATTAAGGAAGTAGTGCCATCATCAGCAAAGCGGTGATTGGCACCTTGATAAGTTTTATACTTATCAAGTTCGGCAGGTGCACCGGTAACGGTAAACCTGGCACGGATCTTACCAGTAGCCTTGCTACGGTAAGAGTTAAGAAATTTTGCTTGTAGCATAATTTTTTAATTTAAAAGGTTAATATTATTATCCTTTTAAATTTAGGGTTAGCAGAAGATGGAGAGTGCAGAGGCAATGACAAAGCTTTTTTCCCTAGAAAAAAATTTGTCTGAGCCTGTTAGAAGAAGGACACGTGCTGTGGAAAGACAAGGGGGGTCCCCCTCCTTGGCTTGGCCCGGGGGGTGTCTGCATAGGGGATCCATCACATCCTCTAAAATAAAATAATTTTATCCCCGTTTGGAATTTAAAAATTTAATTTTATATTTGTCATGTTATTTTAAGGGTTAATAAATAGCACAAAGGTCTGGAGTTGAAAGCCCAGGCCTTTGTTATTACATTTGTCTTATGGAAAAATGGAAACTATTCTTCCTATATGTAATTAGTATATGTATAGGGTTTGCTATTGTGTCTGGGTGTAAGTCTTCCCAGAAATGTGATGCCTATAGTAAGTGTGCTAAATAATTTGTATATTAGTATATGAAGAAGATAGACATGGGCAAGTATGTCCTGCTTATTGGTAATGATGCTACTGAGATATTTGACTATTACAGGGTCCCGGAAATGCATGGTCTAAATAGAGCGGATGCTCAAGCTGAAGAAGTAGACAAGACTAAGGGCAATGGAGTTTACATATATGGGCTTACTAACTATGATCCCGCTGATAAGAAGTTAACAGGTAAAGCTCCAAACAAACCATTCTTGTTTTTGAACATGGGTACTTTCAAGAAGTATAATCCTACAGAGAAAGCAACAGCTGTTATGCATGAAACTATGCACATGAGTATTTTACTAAACAACTGGAATATCAAAGACAAGGAAGAAGAGGCTATTCAGTTTGCCGAAGATGAAGCAAATAAAATTATAGAGAAACTAAAGACTACCAAGGTGGAAGCACCTAAGAAAAACTTCTTCTCAAGAAAATAATGGCATATATTGAACACAACTTTTTTCCTCTTAAGGTATTTGTTAGGAATGAGTACATGTACCAACATACTAAAGGTCATGGAGAATTTACCCCGGGGGTCATTATATCTGTAAGATGTCTACCGGGACAAGCTGCATTGTTCCAGGTATTGTTAGAGAATGGCGTGCTACGAGATAAGTTACCATCACATGCCCTACTGACAGAGCCAAAGCTACCAGAGATTGATTTGCCATTTCACTTCTTACAGATATGGAATTGTTTCTCATATAATTTCACTTTGATACAACTGAACTATTTAAAAGATGCTCCAGTAGAAGTATACATGAAAGACCATGAGTTCTATCCAGGTAAATACTATGCCACAATAAACTGGGGATCTAATGATATAAATACAGATATCACACTTTCAGAAGATCCAATGGAACATAAGTCACATCATATTATTCTTCTTGATAATGGGCAGATAGCTTTACAACCAAACAATAGAATCAAATGGTCAGAGCCTAGCTTTGTTACTAAGCCTTTTCCTGAGAGACCAGATTATTTGGTGAACAAAGATTATTATAATTGCGAGGGGTTTGATAAGTGGCATACAGAAGATTCAGAAAGAATGTTTTATGATAACGAATAATTGAGTATATTATATAGTACTTAATAATTTATATCATGGCAAAAATAAAAGAAATATCAACTAAGATTGAAAGTCCAAAAGTATCCCGTCCAGGTGTACATGCTAAATCTAAAACTAGTAATCTAAAGTCTAGCAAAAACTATAAAAAGTTATATAGAGGACAAGGTAAATAAATTTTGTTTATATTTGTCTATAATTAAAAATCAATACAATGCAATTAAAAGGAAAAAGGATTTTGTTAAACAAACCAGAAGTAAAAGAATCTCCATTTGAATTAAGTGAATCTGACAAGATGGCTATTGAGATGGACATGAGAAAGACATGGACTAAGTTAGAAGTTTATGCTATAGGGGATGATGTAGAATCAGTAAAGGTGGGGGATAAAGTGTACATGGGAATCACTGGGCTACAAGCATCTGAAGCAGTAGAACTAGAAGATGGAGTTAAGTTAATGGTTGCTGAAAGAGACATTGCAATAATATGGTAAACTTTACAGAAGAATCAGAAGAACTGTATAGCAGTAGAATGTATACACCGTTTGATAAGATAGTATCTAAAGAGATACCATTAACAGATAGACTTGTAAATCTTGATAGGCCAGAGTATTATGGTGGAGCAGGAAATACTTATGAAGTATTTAATGTACTAGAAGCTTGGGGATTAGATGAAGACTTTTATCTTGGTAATGTTATCAAGTATATTGTAAGAGCTGGTAAAAAAACTTCTACTAAAAAAGAAGATTTACAAAAAGCTTTAGTATATTTACAACGAAGAATAGATAAACTATGAGCGAAGAAGTAGCTTTTAAAGAAACTAAGATTTATTCTTTCGGGGATATCTTAGTTGGTTTAGACTCAGAAGAGATCACTGAGTCTGCAGAAATTATTGAACTTAAAGAAAAATTTTCTAAGATAGCTGAAGATCTTAAAGAGAATTATAATCTTAACAGGTCTCCAGTAAAAAGTTTATTATTTGATCAGACTATAGGTGACTTGACAAGAGCTTTGCTTATGTCTGAGAAACTATTAAAAATGAAGTAATGAGACTAGTTGCAGTTATTATTTTATTTACTGTTATTGCTATGTTATGGGCAATAGCACATATATTATACAAACCTGTGTTTGATAGAATCTCACAGAAATATGTAATTAATGAAGATGATTTTAAACTTGCAAATATTTGTATTGCAATTATGTTAGGTCTTGCACTAGCAATTGGCCTAATACTCTAGCCTGTTTCCTTGTTTCTAGCGTACATATTACAGGTTGAATCCCCGGTTGCAAAGCTGGGGATTTTTTATATATTGGGATAAAGTATAAATACTTTTCTTATAAGTTTGCTATCTGAATAATTTTTATTATATTATAGATATAGTGTATACAAATTATTTATAAAAACAAAACGTCATGGATATTTTAAATTTTATTTCTTGGATTAGAGGGAGACGCATAGTTACTACAGTTGACCCTAATAAAACATTATTACCAGTAGCTC